GCTACATCAACATTTAAATCGCCTTGATATGTCATATGTGCATTACCCTCAACAACTACATGCTGATCGTTTCCTGCACTGATTAATACATCTGATGTACTGCTCACATAAACCGTACCGTCAGGTTTTATTTCTATTCCTGCTCCGGACTGATGTCTAACAAGAATACGTTCATTAGTAAGTGTATCATCTAATTCTATTACATGACCACCTGGCGTTTCTATTACCTGATTGTTTGGATATGTAGAATATCGTCTTTTTTCTTCTTCTTGTGGTGGAATATAATTAAATACCGGCTCTCCAGAAAATGCACCACTGGGTACGCCGTCACTGCTTATTCCTACGGGATCTGCGTTACTAGCTACATATCTTGGATTTTTCACATATTCATCTAGAATATTTCTTTTTTGTAATGTAGGTATACCGCCATTAGTTGCTAAATCGTTTCTTATTAATCCACGAGAAGCTTTATTAAGCGAAGATTCATAATAATATTGAGAACGCGGATATACTCCAGACGGATCTTGATAGCCGCTAGGATAAACACCTTCATCATATATTCTATTACCAAATCTTTTTTGTCGATCTAGTACGTCATCATATTCAGTCGTCATTATACACCTCCAGCTCTTAGTTGTGTTATTTGCTCTGGAGAAAGTGGAGGATTAGTACCAGATGCTGATACATTTACTTTTCCAAATTCATTATATATGTAAGTAGGAATAGAAAATCCAGGATCTGGTTTTTGTGTAGGATCAGTATCGTTATGACCCCACGCTTGCCCACCAGGCCATACTTTATAAAAGGCATTAAAAAACATTTTAAGCGATTTCTTCTGTTCAGGTGTAATAGACTCCGGGCCATACGGAGGATTAGCTAATCCAGAATTTGAATTAACTGTATATCCAGCAACGAAAGCTACACCAATACTATATTTATTGTGACCATTTGTCTTTGCGTGTGCACCTTGTTGATTGATCGGTCTACCTCTTTCAATAGTACCATCTTTTCTTATTACGTAATGGTATCCACAACCATTCCAACCCTGCTGCTTATGTTGTCCATGAATCTCTTCTGCTCCAATATCCTGATTCAGGAAGTGCGCGGTCCAATGAACGACGACTTCTGTAATATCACGTGTCGCAGATCTAAATTCAGCTTCTAATTCTTCTACGCCACCTACGCGCGTAAACTTATATGCCTCATAAGTTGGTGAACTAATTTGTGATAATAAGTCGTCTCCTCCAAGCGGCGTTGTAGTTGTCGTTGTACTTGATCCTCCGCCTTCTGCATTTGGGTTATTATAATTATATTCCTCTCCAGGCTGAGATATGAGATCAGGATCTTTCCACGTTTGAGTATCAGCTCCTCGCCATTTATTATCATTCTCACCAATACCGAATGGTGGAAGTCGATTAGTGCCAGTGTACGTGACTCTAGTTGAAACTCTAGTATCGATACCAAGTAAAGTTTCTTCAATAAGATTGTAAGGGCTACTAGAATTATTAGAAGTTAATAATATTGCTTCTGCGTATCTTCCTTGAGATAATAAACTTACAATGTTTTGAGTTTCAAATGATTTAAGTTTACCGCCTGTTAATTCATCAATAATCAATCCTATTGGTCCTGCGCTAATATCCATCACGGCTTGTAGAACTGGAGCAATTGCAGTTCCTATTGCTAAATCTACTTTAGAATTAAAACCAGAAATAACTGGAGAAAGTACTGCACCTAAAGTTCGTGATAATCCGGCAGATACAAATTGATCGATGTTGCCGGCTGAGTGTACACTTTGTATAGCTGATACTAATGAAGTTATATCTTTACCGGTTGCTTTTGATAAGAGATTACCAATAGCCAAACCTGAGCTACCACCATAATATGATTTTAAAAATCCGGCAGCAGGACTAGATCCAGTTAAAAGAGCGAGAGCTCCTCCTGCTGTTAATATATCGGTAAAACTAGCATTACCAGATCCTATTCCTTCAAAAGCTTCATCAAATACTTCCAATAAGTTTTCACCTGTAACAGCTTCGGTAAGTTTAACAAGAGCAAGACCTAATAATACGCCCTTTAGTTCACCAGGATAATTTTCTATCTTTGTTACAGATTGAAAACCATTTAATGTTTGGCCTACATCTTGTCCTAAGCCAGATGTAAATTTAGCATTATATTCGCCTTGAACTGTTGGTGCAGTATTACGAAAATCTGCAGTACCTAACCGCTGATTATATGTAGAGAGTGTAGATTGGTATCGATTAAAGCTAGTCATTAGTTTCCACCAAATTCGTTATATACATTATGCGCATAATTTATTCTTTGTTGTCGTGCTTCGCCTGAACTTCTTTCATACTTTTCATCAAAGATTGTCGCAGCCATAGTAACTGTATCAGTTTGCCTAAGTAAATCTCCTGCGTTTTTATTTAAGCTTCCAGATTCTGAATCACTATTACTTAATTCCCAAACAATGAACTGCAACTGATCTGTGAATGTACTGTCTTGCCATGGTTTACCATAAACCTGTTCATATATTCTTCTACGTCCTGGATGCCATTGCGCAATACCCGCAGCTTGTCCGCCATCTCCTCTTGGTCCATGTTCCGGAAGATTAGGACCTACTTCAGCAATAAGATTTCCAACCATGCCAGCTGATTGCGTATCGCTAAAACCTCTTGATTTAAAAAAATTATAAGCTTGTTCTACTCTTGTTGTTCCTACTGCCATAGCTGTTGAGCCATCAATATTAGTTAATCCTGCGGCTCTAGCTAACCGCGGATCAACTTGACCAGGTCCATATCCAATTTCATAAGCTATTGCTTTTTCCTGTTGTTTTTCCAATTGTTGCTCTGATGGTATTTCTATTTTAGGCATAACACCTAATATACATGGTACCTGCGAAGTTTCACCATCTAAAAACATTCCAAACACTTGAGCGCCTGGTAAAATCTGTGGCATCATACCAATTCCTGATGTACCACCTGCCGTATTTGGTTGTAACACAGTTGCCCATGGTAATGAATAATTTGGAATGTCTATAGTTCTTCGCGAATGTATTCCAAATATTCTGACCTGTACCCGACCAAGTTGTAAAGGATCTAGATTATTAGTAGCTACACCAATAAACCACCGAGCGTTATCTCCGTAGTACGCCATTAATAAGCACTCCTACTAAGTTTAGTATTACCTCTGTAGTTAGCAATTTTTACAAGACTTAAACCTACTGTGTAATTATTTGGAGTTAATGTATGCCGCGCAGTGTATATCATATAATCGCCAGTTCTTTTTCTATCATATACTTCGGTAAATTGTTCACCATCTGCAATAGATACGACTGAAAGAACTCTTCCTAATGTTTTATTGCCGCCTTGTGGTATCATATGAAGGCCTGGTACTTCTATTTCTAATACAGCTTTACCAAGAAGATTTCTTATGGATTTTGATATTGCTTTTGCAGAATGTCTTTGTGAACTCATATCTTCGTGTATATTTTTTACGGCGTCATCATATATATTTCCTGTAGATATTTTTGTAATTCTTTCAGCAAGATTTTCACTAACAGGTACATTTCTAAATAGAGATCTAGTATCTGCTGCAGGATATGAATTAGTTGTAAGTAAATTAGATAAAACTTTTTCTAAATCATAATTAAATGTGTATTCTAATCCGTGTGTAGTGTCTACATATTCGTAGAGAGAACCTACATCTCCATTCATTATTAGATCTAGCGTATTAGCATTCTTTGGATTTTTTATTTTACTTATTTGTCTTGCAAGTCCTGCACCAGTAGTTGGAGATCTTTGTGATAATTGTGAAGAAAAAATAAATGGATCACCTATATTAATAGCTGGTTCTTGTAGCAAGCTGTATAAATCATAGAATCTTAAATTATTATCAGCTAACGATGCATAACAAAAGAAAGGTGTACCACTTAATCCAGTTGTTCGTCTTTTTATAATCTCAACTGCTTCGAATGGATTTAAGTTTGGAACAATATATCTGAATGATGCTTGTAATTCTTGAGCTAATTGTCTGGTTGAATTTAGTGCGTCTGCATTTGGATTTGATGCAGTTTCATACTCATCTATTAAAGCCGCAATTTGATTAGCGTCTCCGGCTCTTACTATTCTTTTATTTTCAAAATAATCTTTTAAAATATTATCAATAATCTGACTTGGTTTACCTTCGTACATCTTATTTACGTTAATAAGTGTATTTAAATATGCATCATAATCTATAATCTGAAGCGTAACCGTATCAGTAGTATCTGTTGTAGGTACAATACTTTTAACTTCCCTTACAACAAATCGCTTTGAAACTTTATAAGGAGTTGTATATAATCCAAATTCTACGTCTAAAAATTCAGTACCTTGAAAGTCCATAATCTCTATAGATCTACCAGTGTCAATATATGATACAAAGCCGGTAAGATATGATCGTTCGATGTGTTCGAATATATTTAATTCTATTAATGTTGTAGTAATATCAACAGTATGATCATTGCGCTGTGTAGATAGTATAGCACTGCGCATCTCAAACTCATGAGGATCAAAGGGCGTATATGATTCAGCCATTTAAAAACTTATCCTGAAATTCTCTAAATATATCACGAACAGCATCAGGTTTTATAACTCTTATTGCTTTTAGTTTTTCATTTTCTGCAATATAATAATCTAACTGTGTTATTGGTGCTTTTGTATTTGGTCTATCGTTATGCGGATCTATATCACAGTGTTCGTTATTTCCGTCTACATAATATCTTACAGAATTTTTTTCAGCAGCAGAAGATATAAGAGTAATAGATTCTATTGACTCTCCGACTTGTGATGTCAGAACTTCTGTTGATCTGAAAGTAGTATCTCCACCGTCACCTGATCCTAGCCGTAAGTCCTTAATATATATTTGACCTAAATCTAAGTTTCTATGTGTAATAGTTCCGGAAATACCTGAGGCAGATCCTGTTACTGTTTGACCCACTTTGAATTTATTAGCAATTACGTCTTTTGTTTCAACTACGGTGTGTATTAAATCTTTATCTATAAGTCTACTTAATGCATCATACGTTAAAGGCCACCCCTGTTCTTTGATATGATCATTGAGTAAATAGAACATCCAATAATAATCTGCAGTACCATACAATTTAAATGATAATTGATCTGGTCTATCGCCTTCTTGAATATAATAGTTTCTGTAAAATGCTATATTATCTTTTATTTGATCGATAATATCGACATATGCAGTTAAATTCTGATATGCAACTGCAGGTAAGTTTACACCAAACTTATATGAAATTTCTGGAAAATTTTCAAAATATGTTGACATTAGTCGTTCCCACCCTCAAAATATTTCTCTAAGCCTTCTAAAAATTCTTCCCAAAAATCTTTATAATTTTTACCATATAGATTCCAACCATATCTAACATCATCTTTATCTAGCGTTCTAAATTCTATCATATCAAGTGTAAGATCTATTTCGCTATATTGTCCATCACGATAGAATGACATAGCAGTGGCATTATAGTTCGTAGTCATTCCGCGTAGATAACAGGGAAGTAATTGCGCGCCAACATTTTTACTTCCGTATCTTAAAGCAATACCAAACTTATTGGGAAACTTATAACCGATCGGTAATCTTTGACCGCCAGCAGCTATATCGATTGATTCGGGATATAACTCAGTACGAAACCATTTAATAATATTTTCTATTTGTTTGGCTTCTGCTTCTGATCTAGGTAAAAATTTAAAACTGAAAGAATGTTCTCTTGGTCTTACTGATTTAAATACTGCTCGTATATTTGGATTCAATGCAGTTTGTGAAATTGTAGATGTTACTGCACCTGCTCTTCCACCTGGCATCATAGCACCAACTTTTGCTGCAGCAACTCTTGCAATAGCTGGATCTTGTAGATTTGAAAGTATTGAACCAATACCACCTGTACCTAAAAGGGCCGAAGCTGAAGCACCTAATATAGAACTTTCTCCTCTTGATAATGATTGCCTCGCTGCCTCACCAGCTATACCAAATGAAAAAGCATTATCAAATTCTATTCCGTCTTGTATTGTTTGAGCTGGAGGAAGATATAATTCTACGGTCTCTCCACGAAATGTTTGTCCTGGAGTGAATGTACCAGTCAAAAAATTGTATGCATTAGATGCAGCTGAAGTTTTTTCTATATCAACTTCGTTAGTAGTTACAGTAGCTTGTGATCCACCAATAAAGGTAGTCACCTCTTTTTTCTTAAACGCAGCGGTATTAATCTTTGGAGGTACTTCAATGATCTGCGTAAAATACACACGGCCTTTATAATCATCTTGTGCTTCGAGAGGGAATCTATATTTAGGCATGTTTTTTCCAATAAATACTTAAAAAACTTAAGACTATTTATATGGCATACTCAGGTAAATATAAACCAAAAAACCCAAAGAAGTATGGTGGAGACCATAATAACATTATTTTTAGATCAATGTGGGAAAGACATTGCTTTAAATGGTGTGATGAGAATCCAAAAGTAAAATCTTGGACGAGTGAAGAAGTCGTTGTGCCATATTATTATGATGGTGATAAACGCTATCATCGATATTTTCCTGATCTTAAAATAGTTCTTGAGGATAAAGTATTGTTAGTTGAGATCAAGCCTGATAGAGAAACAAAACCACCAACAGGATCTAAACGCACAAAGCGATATATTAATGAGGCATTTACATATGTCAAAAATATGAATAAGTGGGAAGCTGCACAATCATATGCAAAGGATAGAAAGTGGGAGTTTCAAATCTGGACAGAGAATACTCTGCAAACTATGGGTATTATGCCTAAACCAATAAAGAAACTAAAGCCGCTACCTCCTCCAAAGAAAAAGAAGAAATAGCATATAAATACTGCTATGGCAAATATATTTCAAAAACTAGAGCTCGAAGCTTTCAGAGCAGGTATTACACCAAGAACTAGAGAATCAATAGATTGGTTCAGGCGTAAAGCCTCGGCAATGGGGCGTGTAAGTCGTAGTGCACTGATGAAAGAAGAACCAGTAGAGTTAAAAAATAAAAGCGTTGTAGGAAACATGTATATGTTTTTCTATGATCCAAAAACAAAAGATACTCTACCGTATTATGATAGCTTTCCATTAGTTATTGCTGTAGGCCCTGCGCCCGGTGGATTTCATGGTTTAAATTTACATTATCTTCCACCAACATTAAGAGCAAAGATGCTTGACGCGTTGATGGATATAACTAATAATAAAAAGTTTGATGATACTACAAAGTTCGAAGCAACATATAATACACTCAAACGTGCATCTAGTTTGAAATTTTTTAAGCCATGCTTCAAGCATTATTTAAATTCAAACGTAAAAAGTAGATTTGCATATGTACCGGCCCCCGAATGGGAGATCGCTACATTCTTACCGACTGCAGACTTTCAGAAATCAGGTAAGTCTACTGTATATAGAGATTCAAGGAAAATGATCTAATGGCATATAGCATTGACGATCTCAAAGGAGAGTTTGGTACTGGACTTGCAAGAACATCTTTATGGCGTGTATTCTTACCGTCAGTCGATGGTGCATTTGGTATTAGTACTCGCCGATTAAATGTTTTATGTAAATCGGCACAACTTCCTTTTAGGCAGATTCTTACAAATCAGCGTATAGTTGGTATGAAAGAACATAAACTAGCATATACGTATGCAACAGACGACGTGTCATTAACTTTTCATGTACCAAATGATTATGACATCAAACAATACTTTGAATTTTGGCAAAGTAAAATAATCAACTTTGATACAAAAGAATTAAATTACCCGGATGAATATGGGTTTGAAGTACGAATACAACAACTCAGTATGCCAAAAAATGTAATAGGTCAGGCTGAGAGAATATTAGCATCAGGTGTATTAAGTAACAGTGCAGAATTTGAAGGGCTACAACAGCGACTAGAAGACTCACAAGTTGAATACACTTGTATTTTAGAAAAAGCGTTTCCCACAAGTATGAGCGCTATAGAATTTAGTAATGAACCAGGTGGAATGGTTGAATTGACCGTGCAATTATCATTTAAGGATTGGAGATCTGTATAATGCCTTTACCAACAGTGAACGAGGTACCTAAGTACTCTCTTACTATACCATCAACGAAACAGGAAGTTAGATATAGACCATTTTTAGTAAAAGAACAAAAAGTATTACTTATCGCGTTAGAGTCACAAGACGAAAAACAAATTTTGTCATCTATTGTAGATACGATTAAATCATGTGTGATAGATCCGATCGATCCACTTTCTCTGGCAACATTTGATGTAGAATATATTTTTACAAGGATCCGTGCAAAATCTGCCGGTGAGACATCAAAGATAACAGTAAAATGTTCAGAATGTGAAATACCAAATGACTATACAGTTGAGTTAGATAAAATACAAATAGACGTACCAAAGAAAGATACAAATAAAATTAAGTTAAATGAAAACTATACATTGAAATTAAAATATCCAGTGTATTCTCATATGGTTAAAGCTGACTTACCAGAAAATGCAGGATATTCAGAGACTCTATATTATCTGACTTTGGGTTGTTTAGATAGTTTACAGTCTGAAGAAGAAAACTTTAATTTTGCAGATGAGTCAAAAGAAGATGTAGAAAACTTTTTAGGCTCACTTACAAATGATCAGTTTGATATGATTATGGAATTTGTAAATAATGTACCACAATTGACACACGATATTAAATTTAAATGTACATCATGTAATCAAGATAATACACATACGCTGCGAGGTATCCAGGATTTTTTCTCATAAACCTCTCTCATGAAAACCTTATTAACTATTTTCAAACGAATTATCAGTTAATACAAAATCATAAATATTCCTTAACCGAAGTTGAAGGAATGTTACCATGGGAGAGGGAGATCTACATCACGATGCTTACTGAAGATTTAAAAGAACAGGCTGAAGAGCACAAAAGAAGAAATGTAAGGAACTTATAATGGCAACATTAGCTCAAATTAATGAAACATTAAGAGATCAAACTTCTTCAATAGAAGATGGTACTAGGACTACTGCAGGTCTTAGAGATCGTTTTGGCGAGTTCTTAGATAAACAGCAAGGTAGTGGTGATAAGAGAGAACAAGAAATTGAAGAAAGGCAAAAGGAACGACGTCAAAGAGTTATGGCTAG